CCTCTTTGTCTGGATACCAGCTGGTAATTACCAGCTTGGTCGGGAACGAAGAAAAATCGTTTCCCGTTGTACAAGGTTTTTCCTAGTACAGCCAGTGCACGGGGAAAACCCTCATGCACCGATGACAGTTTTATCAAAAACTGCCATATCTGACTGCTCACAGTCAGATTTCCGAAGTCAGTTGCTTCGGAAAGATCTGTGCTTAGTGCATAGATCGTAGCACCTTCTGGGAGGTGCTGCCATTCCGCTGATTGCGGATTGAGGACTTTTTGAACAAATCGCCACAAGTGGCGATCTGCTTTAAGCCCTGACTTTACATGTTTGTGTTGTAAAGTCGCCTGGTACATGTGTGCCAGGACGCCCATTATCACTTGATAGGCGTAAGGCGCGACAGTTATCGTACGCGCCTTCGAGGGTTCGACCACTGCGTGAACCCTCACGCACCTCACGTATGTGGGGTGGTGCAGGACTGTTTGAACAGCCCAGCTCAGGACATCATTGGGTGTCCTGACCGGCCGGGGCTCTATTGCCGTCGGCTCGAGCGTTTCCATGTTATAAGTGAAACGCAGCACACGCTTTTTCGCAAGCGTGTCGCGGAGGAAAGCTGTCTTTCCCCCCTTGCCCCGAGAGGACTCGAGGCAAGCGGTTGTGCCCACGGACACAACCGCGTTAACACCCATCGTGTTAACGGCCATCCTGGTGGCGTCCAGGAGGTACGGTTCAGGAATTTCTACCTTCTCTGAAGGCTCCTGAACCGTTCTCTTGAATTTTTCAAGAGAATTGCGGATCATCACATGATCCGCCATGCCCGTCGCCCTGGTTTGACACCAGGTTAAGACGTAGCGTCCCAGCTCAGCTGGTGACTCGAACCCTACCTTCGAGCGGTAGAGGTCGTAATATGGCACCATGTGTGCCATAGGCCGATAGGAATCGATCCTACCGGTGAGGGCAAACGATTTTCGCATGCCCTTCTTCAGACTTTTAAAGTCTGACTGAAACTGCGCGTAATTGTTCGCGCAGTTCTCTAACGCCCATCGCGTTAGACGATCAACCTGAGCTTCGCTCGGGTTGTCTGACGTACAATAGTACGCCAGGACTGCCGCAGTGGCAGTGTGGAACCAGGATCGTACCTGGTTCAGCCTTCCGGCATCGAGCCGGCGGCGGAGCCTCACTTTGAAGGCTTGAGAAACCTTTACATAAAGGTTTCGCAGCAACACTTGTTGCTGATCTCTCGGACACAAATCTGAGAGGAATGTCGGCGCGCTGCGCGTGCCGAGAAACCTTTCTAAAAAGAAAGGTTGTATCCGACGTTCAAAAACGTCGGCAACACTTCTGTTTTCACAGAAGTAATCCTCGAGTCTTTGCTCGAGCGTGGAACTTGGTTCCACGAGGATTCTGGGCCCCACCCTGCCAATTGATGGTAAAGGGGGTGCCCAGCGAATCGTTGTCATAAC